AAGTAAATGTTCCACCATCTAATTGGTAGATATTAGTTCTAGTAGCAACAAAGTTATAAACTGTATTAGTGTTATCTCTAAATGATCCACCACCCTTTGCATCAGCTGCAATATTATTAGAACTATAGTTTACCAAAGATGGAAATCTTTTATAAGATGCCATAGCGTGGTAAACATTGTTAGCTACGTTAGCACCTGGATTCAAATGTTTAGGTTGATCAGGTAGCCATTCTCCAAAAGGTATTTGCATTATTTTCTCCTATAAAATGATAAATCTGTGCCAACATCAGTACGTTGAACTACAGGTGAACCACCATAAGAATCTTGTTGATCATTATTTTCACATCTTTCTAACGCAGCAGAATACATACCTAACCATTGTTGTGTTTGGTTAGGATCGATTCCACCAAGAAAATTACTGGCGTGGTAAAGACTACCATAGAGATAGATGCCAGGATGAGTAGCAAGAATATAATTAGAGGTATTACTATCAGACAAAGCAGTAAAAGCTTTGTAATATTGTAAGTAACCTGTATAGCTCGTATCTGGTTGAGGTGCAAACCTAAAACTTTCAGTTCCATTGTCAGACTCTATTGTATATGTTCGAGGCATACCAGAAGTTGATCCACCCTTAATCGATATAAGATTAGCAGGATTAATATAATTTAAATGGTACTTAGTGCTGCCAGATAAAATATAAAAAGATCTAACTCCGATAAAACCAGTAGGTACAGTTACAGTCTCAGCATTGACAGTAACAGTATCAACTTGTTCCATCTGTCTTATTCTTAGTTTAGCATTAAAATCTGCTTCTGTTAGAGCTATAAAGTCTTCAGCTATTTCAGTTGTAAGATCAGATCTATTTAACCAATTAGCTATTGAAGATTTAAGTCCTGAATATGTTGTTAAAGCCATTACATTCTTCCTGGTGCGGTTCTAAAATAACGAAAGTCGCTACTATTAAGTTTTAGTCTTAAAATTTTTTGTCGTTCTTCTTTTGAAATAGCAAACCAATTATTAGTACCATTATATTCTTTTGCCCAAAGAGTTAGTACTAAACTTGGAATACTAGCTACACGCTTCAAATCTTTTGAATGAGAATATCCATCATTAAGCGTATATAACTGTTTATTTTTTTTAAGAATAGGACTAACATCTTGTGTTGTTTTAACGGTCATTTTACCATCAGACTCAAAATAGTATGATGTACCGTCAGTATCCTTATTTCTTAATACACTCATTATTCAGATAATTCAGATATATATACATTAGCAGAACCGATAACAGCAACCTTCTCGCCTGGTGATATTTTGAAATATTCAACATCAGCAGCAGGTATATAAATATCGCTTGTAGTTGCAGTTGGATTTACACCAATGGCAATATGACAAGCAGCATCAGATACAACTCTAATATAAAATCTATTGTCAGCAATAGATGAAGATTGTACTGAAGTTCCTGAGGAAGTTACTTTTAAAGTTCTAACTGGTTTCATTGCAATATGCATTTAATTCTCCTTTGAAGTTTAATAAGGGGGGATTGCTCCCCCCATATGTATTAATTATTACGCAGTTGTAAGATCGAATACACCGCCTGAAGCACCTTCATTTCTAGAGATTAGAGAAAGTTCAACAAGTAATTGTCTTTTCTCAGAATCACCAGTTTTTGATAATTCATGCATAGTGAAGTCTCTTAAGAATCCTACAGACCAGTAGTCCATATCTAGGACTAAAGCGTCTCTATCTCTAGAGAATCTGTTTGGTACTACTTCCAAATCACCGAAGTCAGAAGAATATACATCAATAGAAGTGTATAAAGTTTTGTCTTCAGAAGCATCAAATCTAGTAGATCCACCTGTGAATCCAGAAATTTTTTGCTTATTGAAAGGACCTACCATAACGATTGATGGATTACCACCAGCGTTCCAAACATTTTTGATAACGCTTTTTAGCATATCCTCAGTCATAGCTCTTTGAGTACCATCAGTTCTAGCATCAGTACCATCACCTGTTGGTGAAGCACCATCCGCAGCATTGAAGTCATCATTAGTTTTAATCCAAGAACCAATTGAACCAAATTTTCTAGCAGTTGAAGCATTACCTGCAACTCTAGCTTGGTTAGCTAATAAAGTAGACTCAATGTCTCTTTTTAGTTCTTTAGATTTTTTAGCAATTTGGTAAGCTAATTCAGAAGCTCTACCAGCTTTGTCAACTGCTTCTTGTGTACCTGTAATTACAACAGTTTTATCCATAATCTGTGTGTAGTTACCAAGTCTTGAAGTAGCAGATGATGCATCTAAAGTAGCTTCATCACCTTCAATAACAGCGTTAGCTGTACTAGCTGCTGCTAAAGAGTCTGTTTGCCACTCGTGCAAAGTGTTTTTTACTTGTTCTCTCGCAGCTGAACTCATGAAAGGAGTTTCAGTTGGAGAAATAGAATAAATCACATCTTGCAAATCTTCTCTAATACCTATTGCATCATAAGTATCAAAGGCGTTTGTTGGTTGTGCCATATTATTTTTCCTTTATTTATTTTGAGATTATTTCAAGAATAGCAGAATGAGCATCTTGGATTTTTCCAGATTTTCTCAATCTACCAAGTTTTTGTTTTACAGCACCACGTTTAGAATCGTCTCCTTTAGAGATTCCTGATTTAATAACTTTAGGAGCAGTTACAACTTTTTTAGATGTAACAGGCTTTTGTCCTTTTAAGTTTCTAAATTCCATTGCATCTTTAGTAACCATAAGAAACCTATGATCAGCTAACATTCCAATCTCAGCGTCAGTAAATCCATAACCACTTAAAGTATTCTTTAAGTTTGTTTTGAATGAAGATGCTTTGTTTGGATCTGCATATTCTGGAATTTTAGTAGCAGCTAATTTTTTTTGTTCATTTAAGTATTCGTTATACTGTTGCATTCTAACGCTCTCAGCTCTTTGTTTGAGATTGTTAAGTTGTTCCTTTTGCTGTCGCATTTGGAAATCAACTTTTGCCGCAGCAGTTGGATCTTCTTCATATAATTTCTGAAGATCAACGTCACTTGTTTGTTGACTGATATAACTATTAGCTGAACCTATTAAATCATTGAGTTCTTTCAAACGTGATTCGTAAGTTTGACTTAAACTTTGCTTTTGTTCTTCAAGAGTTTTTCTATCTTGAGATAAAGCATGAGTTTTTTGTCTATAATCAGAGTCTCTTGAATAACCTGCTTTAAGTTCATCCAGGCTGACCTCTAGCTCTTGACCTTGTACTTTGACTCGGTGGAGCGAAGGTTCTGGACTTTCTTGAATTTCGGTTGTTTCAGTCTCTTGTGAATTTTCAGAACTTGGAGCTTCTTTTGTAACTTCCTCAGTCTCGGTTTGGTTACTTTCTTCAGCAACAACAGGTTCTTGTTTAACTTCTTCAGTTTTAACCTGAGGCTGTTCTGATTGTTCTACTGGCTTTTCATTGTTTTCTGATTGTCCTTGTGCAGGATTCAGTAATCCAACTAATTTATCAGCAGCACTTTTAACAGATTTATCTGTTTGCATATACTCTCCTTGAGTTATCGCTTCCTTAAGTGGATTGGCGAGAAGACTTATTTAGTTAAGTCTTGTAGTTGATCTAGCTCTTGTTGAGCTAGTTTTCCTGTAGTCATAACAGACTCCAAATGACCTTTTATTTTGTCGATCATGTTGTAAGCCATCCAAAGAACTTGTCTTTGTGTATGATCAGAATATGAAGTGTTGAATATCTCCTCTTGATAACGTGAGGTTAGATAATTAAACGCTTCCTTCATCAGGGGTTCCTCCAGCAGAAGCTGGGCTTTCTTTCCCTGAGAAACCTGTTTGTTGAGATCTTCTTTCATTAAAGAATTTTTGTTGACCTTTCATTATCTCTTTAAATATATCACCAGATTGTTTAACCTGAGTTTGTTCTACCATAGATTTGTTACGTAGTTCAAGCTCATTTATCTTAGTACCATATTTTAATTCCATTTCTTTAACTTGTAATTCAAAGTTTAATAATGCTTGTCTCATTTCTGCTTCTAGCTTTTTCATAGCTACTTGAGAATTTAAGACAGCTCTTTCATTTTCACCTTGTACTTGAGCTAAAGATACTTTTTCGAATTCTGTAGGAGGAGGAGGAGGTAATGGTGGCATTTGTGCAGCACCAACTTCTGGATCCATAAAGAATGGTTCAGCGTTACCTAATCCTGCGTTTTCAATTAATTTTTCTAATGTAGCATAAATGTTTTTAAGATTAACTACTGGACCGTGAACATTACCTTGTAATTGAATAGCTTGTAATTGTCTTTGTAAAATAGAATTTAATAGGATTAATTGTTGTTCTTTAGAACCTGTACCTAAACCTACTTTAACAGATAAGTTAACTCTATCTCTCCATTCATATGGAGTCATAGGTACAAACTCACCTCTAATTCTAACTAATTTTTCTTTTTGTTGATACTTGCAAAGAAGTTCAAATATTTTAATTCCTAAATCTTTAACACCTGTTTCAGCAAATGTTCTAGCAATCAACTCCATTCTCATTTGAGATTGAGTTAATACTTGATTCATACCTGTTGCTGTATCAGTGTTAAGTGAATCAGATTGTAAACCTTGTGCAGCTTTAGTTACACCAGATCTAGATTCTCTAACAGCATCTAAGTAAGCCAATAAACCAGAAGCTTGTTCTGTAATTGGTTGAGCTGTCATAACCTGCATAACATTTGCAGGTGGTTGTTTAGTTCTAACAATACCGCCAGGTCTATTAGTTAATAAATCATCAATAGCAACTTGTCCGTCTTGGACAGCAATTCTGTTATTATTAGTTAGATACATATTATCTAACATTTGTCTCATCACAGTAGATTTAATTAATTGTATGTCTTCAATTAACTCAGAAACAGATCTACCATAAAATCTGTGAGGCATAATAATTGGAGTCATTGAAACAAATGGAATTGAATCAATTTCATCCATAGCTAAAATTTTGTAAGCACCTGTACCAGCTAAACAAACTTTATATAATTCTGATTTGCCATCTTCGTTAGCATCCATTCTTACATAACATTCGTGAATTAAAACTTCATCAGAAGATTCATCACCTCTATCTTGTGGAGCTGAAAAATCAACTTCTTGGTATCTAACTTGTCTGTCTTCTAAATAATATTCTGAATCTCCAGTAGGTAATTTGTAAACAGTATCCTTATCATAACCCATTTCTACTAACTGAGTTCTAGTCATATAAGTTCTATGACATACAAAGTTGGCACTATCTATGGATTTAGCTCTACGCTCAATTAAAAATTCTTCAGGTGGAACAGGTTCTATTTTAACTTGTCCGTAACTTTGTGTTTTGTAAACAACAATATCGTGATAAGTGATAGTATCAATAACTTTATCATTATTATCTTTTAATTCTTCTTCGTATTCTGAATGTTGACCAACTGAAATTTCAGGATCAGCAATTAATAAATTGTATTCGTCATCAGTTAACTTGTGATATTCTTCTCTAGAAGTTTTTTCAGAATCATCCCAATAAATTTTTAATATTCCATTCTTTTGGATTAATGCATCTTTGAATGCAGTATACAACGCAGTAAAACCCCTGTTCTCTTTATAGAAAACATGGTTTATATAATCAGAAGCTTGTTTAGCAACTTTCTCATCTTCTGGTCCAACAGGTTCGCAATGAAATACATTATCACCTGCTGTAAAAATTTTCATTAATGATGGCATTAAAGATTCAACTGTATCAGATACATCTGTACTGATTACTTGAGATCTACCTTCTTGTTCATTACCAAAAGGTTTTCCTAAATAGTATTCTAAAGACTTACGTCTTCTTGAAACAATCTCTCCACCAATGTAACCTGATGAAGCTCTTATCTCACTATTTAATAATGCTAAAATTTCGTTATCTGTCATACTATGTATTTATAATCTACGTTAATAGGTTTATTCCATTCTGTTGTATCAATTGGGTCGTGTACGCAACCATACCTAAAGGAGTCAGCGGCATGTGAACACCAATCATGCAGGGGTTTATTTTTAAAAACTTGATTTTTTTCATCCCACTGTTTTCTATATTGTCTTAAAGCATCTAAACCTAATTTACATTTTTCTCTATCAAAGTAACAATGTGGTAAAGTATTTCTTACAGCTTCAATACCGTGATCTACTTCTAGCTTAGGTGCTATCTCAAAGTCAATACCAAGTTCTTGTGATACTTCTAATCTGGATTTACCAGTTCCAAGTTCTCTAGCTTGAATATCGTGAGGAGCAATATGACGTTCGTAAGCATAACCTTTATCTTCTAAAACGTCTGCATAATGCATTAAGGATTCACCTGAGTTTTCATAGTAATCTATTAAATGAATTTCTTCTCCAACTCTTTGTGCAAACCATATTGCAGTACTATCACCTATTCCTAAATCCCACCAGGTTTCAACACCCACGTGTTCATCTATAGGAACAGTTGTAATTCTTTTTTCGTTATCTGCTTTAGTAATTAACTTACCATAGTAAGATCCACTAACAGCAGCAGTGAATGAACATTCAAACTCTTGTTGATACTGTTCATCTGTCATTATATCCTGAGCTTGTCTTAACTCATCATCAGGAATAACTTTAGTTTCACTAGCTCGATATAACTGACCAAACCAATCTTTATGACCTCGTAATGCAAAATCATAAACTTCCCAGAATTGATTATGACCCATTGGCGTGCCAATAAACATAACCCAACCTAAATGATCTGAGATAGCTGGTCTAATAATTTCTGTCCAAACTCTTGGAGCCATTAATGCGTATTCGTCTAAGACGACACCATGAAAACCCATACCTCGTAATGAGTCAGGATGATCAGCTCCAAAGATCTGAATAGTTGATCCGTTAAATAAATCTATTTTTAATTCTGTTTCGTTCTTAGTTCCACCAAGATACATCAATGGTTTGGTATAATATTTTAAATATTCCCAAGCAATAGATTTACCTTGTCGATATGTTGGTGCAACGAATGCACATTTAGCCATTGGTTTTGAAACCGCAGTCTTAATGAGTTCATTAATTGAAAGTACGCTTTTTCCAAAACGTCTATGACAAACTAATACATTAAATCGTTTAAGACTGTTATGTACTTCTCTTTGTAATGGTCTGGGACTATAAGGAATGTTAATGTTTTTTTCTTCTTGCTTGACTTCTTCCTTACTCGTCTCCCCATTTGATGTTGATTTTAATTGGTCCATCAGATCCAAGTTTTGTAGTATTCGTAGCCAATTTAGCGTGAACGTAAGGTGCAGCTTTCTCCGCAGCCATCATCTTTCTTTCAGGTGATGACATAGGATTGTTTAATACTGCTAGCATATAGTCTAAAGGAGAATGGTTATATTTAACTGCTAGTTCATCTAGCATTTTCCATTTAGCTTTAGTCGTAGATCCTTTAGGTCTACCTGCTCC